GATGTGCAATATGTAATTGAGTCTTTAGCAATTTTAAGAGATCCTTTGGAAGCTCCACTCAAATTTCCCATTGGATAATTTGGCGTTGAGGAATAAATGAAATATTCCTCCATTTCTGAATATATTGTATCCAAGTTGTTTGCTAAATTTCCATTGTAATTTAATCTATCTACAACATTCGTGCCATTTTTACCTTTTGTCTTTTTTTCTTGACGAACATGCTTCATTCTCATTGGATCAATGTACCTCAATTCTTGAATACCATCTTGAGGTTTTTTCATATCAATCACTTTCAGATAGTACAGTCTTCCATCCACATACCAATTTCTAAAAATTTCATGAGACTTTCTATCAAAGTCCATCATTTCTTTGATAGACTTAAATTCTTTTCTAATAATTTGTTTTAATTTATCGCTTGCATTTAAATTTGATAATTCAATTTCAACCGGAGAATCATAAAGATCGCTTACAATAGCTTCGTTTACAATATCTTCAATGGCACTATCACATTCTGGATGAAGTGCCATTTCTCTATAACGACGCATTAAGTCAAATTCAGTTCTATAGACACCTTCTATATCTACATATTGTCCATAAAATCCAGATTGAATATAATAATCAACCCCGTCCTCATCTGTTTGAGGAACGGGGGAAACTATGGATTTAGATTTTTGTTCATTATCTTCAATCGAAAAACCAAAAAGTTTCGCCATTTTATAAGTTAAACGTTATATTATGATCTATTTAGTTAATATCTTCACCGCCTGCTGCAGGTGAAGATCCTTTAATTGCTTCCCACCAATGAACTTGCATTTCAACAGTAAACTCTTGAATTGCTTCAGTTTCATATGCCAGGTTAATAGCACTTACACTAGTTGGGAATAAATCATAAAAATGATAGGCTCTCAGGATAGTTCCATCACGATTTAATTGATAAACAAACGCATCTGCTTGATAAAGAGCAGGATCTGTGGTCCCAGTTGCGTCAGAAAGGCGATTCATGTAATTGCTCCACTTTTCAAATGCGGAACGAATTGCAAAGTCAGTATCGTTAATAACAGTAATTGTCCAGCTTTCGAAAGTGCGATCTCCAGCAAGTCTTAGAGTTCTTCCTCTAAATGCTACTTCAACGGGAGTAACATTTGAAGCAGGAAGATTTGCTGCCTTGACTAAAAATCTACTCTTGTCCAGAGTATTTGAGTCAATGTTAAGTGCTGCTGGAAATGCAAGTTCAACTTCAAAGAGGTTACTTCTGGTGCCACCACCCGACAGCTTACTCTTGAAATCAGTAATTTTTCTTAATGGAATTGTGTTAAGTTGGGTTCTGGTTGCCATTTTCTGTTAGACCTCTAGATTAAAAGTTTCCGATGACTTCTTCAAAATCAACACCAGTTTTGGTGGCAATAAAGTTGAGTCCGATGAAGTTGATGGACCTTGCTGGTTTGATATAAATGTCAGCAATAAACTCATTATTATCTATCACGGCAGCAGTGTTATTTGTCTCATCGCAAATAACAACATAATCAAAAATTCCTCTCTTTGCTTGAACATCACGTAAGAATGGTTCAATTGTATTTACAAAGTTTGTTCTTGTAATTTCGTCATTAAACTCGAAGAGAGCATCTTTTGCTGCTTGAGAAATTGCATTCTCAAGATAAACAAACAAACGACGAACGTTAATTCTGTCAAATGCCGATGCTTTGGCGAGACCAGTTTTATCACCAAAAAGAATGATTCCAGCACCAGGTGAGAAAATTACTGGATTGACTCTATTTGAATAGAGTGTATCTCTTTGAGTTTTTGTTGGATTATATGCAAGTTTAACTGCATTCAGAATCGCACCTCTAGAAGTTCCTGCAGGAGAATACCAAGCAAAATTATTGATGTCATTGCGAGCACATAAACCTGCAATATCACCATTTAATGGTACATATCTAAAGGTATTTGCAAATCTATCATACATGTATTTGTATCCACTATCAAAGATTGCATAAGAAGATGAAGAAACTGAAGCATAGAACTCAACTACATTATCAGTAATGTCGGCAGCAGATCTTACTGTTACTGCAGTTTGCACTGAAGTATCCGACAAAGCAGCACCTCTATATGGTGAGATAAAGGCAATTGCATCTTTTCTTAATTCTGCGACAGAAATGAGTTTATTGGCAAGTGCTTGTGCTGTTGAAATATCATAAGCAGCAGATCCCATTAAGAGAAAATCTACTTTAAAGTTTTCTGTATTCTCGAACAAATCATAACCATCAGACAACTCCCCGAGAGTAGCTGTTAAAGAACCTGCAGAATTAAGATCTTGTGCTCCACTGTAATCTTTACCACCAATAAGAGTATTTGTGGATGATCCAGAAGCAGCAAAAGTAATACCTTCTGCTTCTTGATCCCAAGCAACATCAGACTCTAGATTAAATCCACTACTGTATCCTGTAGTTACAACTCCAACAGGTGCCCCTAAACCAAAGATATATTCTGAGTTATTGACAATATATTTTCTCCAGTAGGATGGATTTCCTACAGAAAACTCAGCATCAGTTGCTTTAGACAAGCTTAAGTGCTTCTCAAGAATTGTACCAGCATTTCCTGTTACATTTCCAAGAGCATCAATTACAACTACATGAACTTCATCAAATCTTGAGTCTCTTGCTGCAGCATATGCAGAAGTCCCTGGTCTTGGTGCAATATTGTTCCAAGAAATAGTTGAAGTGCTAGTAACGCCTAAAGTTTGCTGATCAAACCAATCAAGTCTTCCGGTGTATGAAGTTGATCCTGTTGAAACTGCTTGTCCGCTTGTATGAATTGCTACGCTTCCACTTGAAGAGAAAGCATATACACCTGAAGGTTGATAATCTACTTGAGTCTCAGTTCCTGCTGCAGATACGTAAGAAAGAACCTTAACATATACATTACTTCCAGAAATTTCTGTGATAATACCTTTCAAGTATCCATCAAGAACTGAAGTTGTTCCTGCACCAGGATTAATTCTACCCGATATAGATTGAGTAACACCGTATCCAACTGCAATATTTGTAATTCCTGATGCTACTGAAGTATTAACACCTACTAAAATTTGATCTGCCTTTGAATCGATAATACCAATCTTAAGACCATTGGACCAAGATCCTGGATTTCTAGCAGCAACAACTACTCCAGAAAGAGTATTTTCATCATATCCTAAAGCATTATAATGATCTAAACTGTCAATTTTTACACTAGAAGCAGTTCCTACAAATCCATTTCTTAAATCATTATCATTTGCTCTTACAACTCTAAGTGCTCCACCATACGCTAAATATGAAGAAGCAGACAACCAATGCTCATAATGCTTATCTGTTGAGTATGGATCTCCAAAATTATTAAGTAAATCGTTCTCATTTTCAACTAAAGTTGGAGAATCTACAGGTCCCTTCGCAAAAGGAGCTACAATAGCACCAATTTTATCCGACGAAGGAGTAGCTCTTCCAAGTGTTAAATCAACTTCTCTTACTACAATTCCAGGAGATGCTAAATTTAGTGGCATCTTAATTCTCCGTGATATCCAGAATTATTCTAGAAATATTTATTAAAAACAGTATTTTGATTGGGGAAATCATGCGTGAACATTTACCAGTCAGGATACTCCCATTTCAGTGTTTTATTTTTATTTTTTCTATTTTTAATTCTTTTTATTGTGCATTCTTTACACTCATAGGAATATGCTGATGCAAATGAACCCCTGTCTTTACGAGTCAAGTAAAAATCGTTCATTAAATTTTTAATTTTTCCACAAGAGCGACACTTCCTATCAAAGAATAAAAGATGTTCTAAATTTAATTGACTATCTAAATCCATTTACATATAATCCCACATGTAAGAACGATCTCCATATTCATCGGTATACCATCTATCTCCTGTATTATCAACAAAAGACTCCATATTTTCTAATCCATCAGAAATAAAACCAAATGGGGACATATCCTGTTCAATTTGATTTTTTTGTTCTTCATATATTCTTTTTCGAACATCATTATCCGTCATTTCTTTAAAATATGGTTGTGCAATTAACCATGAAAAAATTACCAGACACATTGCAAGATCATCATTACAACCTTCCTCTGCTTCAAAAGAATTGTGTCTTTGGGCAAAAGTTGTTAACTCTGAAATAATATCGTAATCAACAGTGAGTAATTTATCGTCTTCCAAAAGAGTTTTAAGATTTGAACATCCTAATTTTTTAACAGATGCCGTCATACGAACACCAAGTTGAGATTTCTTACCACTAAATCCAGATCCAACAATTTGTCCAGCTCTACCACGCATCGAACACATTAAAACATTATCATATTCAAGATCAAAATGAAGAATATTTGCAACCTGATCACCAATATCATTAACTTCGACTAATAACCATGCATCATTATATCCCTTCGCAACTTCATGAATAATATTTGGAAATAACATTGGTTTTATTTCATTATTTCTATCCTTTGCTACAACTTTATATGGAAAGTTAGTAATATCAAAAACAATAAATGCCGAATAGTCGTTACCAAGTCCACGAGCAACGTCCACGG